CGTGGACCGCGAAAACCCGCTGACCGGGTTGTGTATTTCGATGGTTGCGCCTACAACTGCCGCTTTGGAAGGATCCAAAACCGTTCCGTTGATGTTAGCGGAGTTTCCGGTTTGGGCATTCGACACCGGAACCATAAGCAAGGATGAAGCGATAATCAGTGCCAAGAAAGCCCACAGAAATCTTTTGTAAGACATTTTTGTCTCCTCCTAGGAGTGGCCCCACAGGCCCGAATGTGATCGGATGGTTGAATGCCGTGCGTACTCCCCAAAACGAGGAGCGGCGAGTGACACTTCGGGTGCAATTAATCGAGGGCTAGGAAATTAGGAGGCGACTGGAGGAGCGCGTGGAGACTTCGAACTGAAGACCGGAGCAGAATGTCTGGAGATTCCGGGAATGACTACGAGGCCCTCGACTGTAAACACCTGCGGAGCAAGTGAAATCGAGGCAGGTTGTGGTTGCGTGGGTGTTGAGCCCACATGGCAGACAGTGCAAGCCGCGGCTTCTCTGGCGCTATCGTGAGCGTGCCAGAGGCCCGTCGCCGCTACTGCTAACAACACCGCAAACATCGCGGTGAAGAACATCAGCGTGGCGCGACGGGATCTGAATGGACTTCGTTTGTTCATGGCTGTCGCGTTCGACCTCCAATCAGCATCGAATTCTACACCCGAAGGGCCTCTTCGTCACACCCGTCAATTAATGCGCGTGCGGTACCGACACTCCTGGTCATGGCACGACAACATTTGAAGCTCGCCTCGAGTCGCTAGCGACGCCGGTCGAGAGTCCTTTCGATGGTCGCTTGCCAGCACCAACAAAAGCTAGTCGAACTCACGAAAGGATGGAACAAAGTAGATGAAGACCAGCAGCAGACAGAGCAGGGCGGAGAGGGCCACAAACATAGCCGCGTCGCTACTCAACCAACGATATGGAAAGTTGAATCACCGTCGGCCGCCACGACTTTTTCATATTGGGACCGAGCACTCCGCCGCGATCACGCCTACAAATAAGTTCATGGGCAAAATCGTCTTGAATCGCTATACTATACTGTAGTATATTATATACGATCATCGGAAAACCTATGGCCCACACAACGAAGGACAAAGAAAAGCTTTTGATTCGTGTTCGGCGAATTCGCGGGCAGGTGGAAGCCATCGAGAGAGCGATTGATGGAGAGCAGGAATGTACTGGCGTACTGCAACTCTTGGCTGCCTGCCGTGGAGCGCTAAACGGCTTGATGGCGGAAGTGATGGAAGGTCATATTCGTTTTCACGTCTTGACCCCCGGAAACGCTAAGAACTCTCCGCAAGCGGAGGCAGCCGAAGAATTGATCGGCGTAGTGCGAACCTACCTCAAATAGAAGCCAGAGAATCCAGGAGCACTCGATAAGAGCGACGCAATCATGCACGAAACCAATGCCGATACGTCCGTACGCGAAAAGGCCCTTGAAATGGATCAACCGAACAGATCGCCCCATGGTGAGCCCGACGACAATCATCATACTGCACATGGGCTCAACGCGATTGAGGTCTGCCGTGTTTTATTTGTGGCTGGCACCGCCTCAGTCGTTTGGTTTACTGGGCGACCGCCGGGCCTTTATGTCATCGCCGCCGGTGTGATTTGCACAGTTGCTGGAGGTTTTCCGATCTTTCACGAAGCATACGAAAACATTACCGAGCGGCGCATGACGATGGAACTTTCAATGGCGATTGCCATTGTGGCCGCGCTGACGATCCGAGAAATATTTACCGCCCTTGTGATCACGCTGTTTGTTCTCGTTGCCGAGATTTTGGAAGGCCTAACAGTTGGCCGGGGCCGTCTGGCGATTCAGCATCTAGTTGATCTTCTACCGAACACTGCGACCGTCCAGCGAGATGGTGCTTGGCAGGAAATAGGCATTCGGGACGTGTCTCTAGCCGATGAAGTTCTCGTACGACCGGGAAGCCGCATTCCTGTTGACGGGAAAGTCGTACGCGGCAGGTCATTTGTCGATCAAGCGCCAATCACTGGTGAGTCGATGCCGGTTGAAAAGAGGCCAGGCGCACTAGTCTATGCGGGAACAATCAATCAATCGGGTGCGCTCGAAATGCGCATCGAGCGCCTCGGCCGCGATACAACTTTTGGCAAGATTATCGAAGCGGTGGAACGGGCGGAGAAGTCTCGTGCCCCCATTCAAGGAATCGCGGACCGCCTGGCGGGGTATCTCGTCTATTTTGCGTTGGGCGCGGCTGTAATTACGTTTCTTATTAGCCACAACATCCGATCCACCATCTCTGTTGTAATCGTCGCGGGCGCGTGCGGAATCGCCGCTGGAACTCCGCTCGCGATACTTGGCTCAATTGGGCGGGCTGCCCAAGGCGGAGCAATAATTAAGGGCGGCTTATATCTTGAAAAACTGGCTGAAGTTGACACGATCCTACTAGACAAGACGGGAACGCTCACTTACGGGGCCCCCGAGGTCATCGATATTCGTCCAGCAAATGGAGTGACAGACGAGTGTTTGATTGAAGCAGCAGCCATCGCGGAATCACAATCCGAACATCCGGTTGGAAAGGCCATTCTCAATAAGGCATCGCAGATGGGAATTCGCCTTCGTCAGCCGGACCGATTTGAATATACCCCCGGACGCGGAATCGTTGCCTCTATCGACAACGAAGAGATCGTGGTGGGCAATTTCCTTCACCTCCTACACGAAGGAATGAAGGGTGCGGTATCGCAACAAGAGAGTCCGGACGGGGCCGTGCTGGTTACACGAGGAGGACACTTGCTCGGCTCAATCCGAGTGGCCGATCTCTTGAGGCCGGAAGCCAAGAGGGCAATTCAAGACCTAAAATCAATGGGGCTAAGAACCATTCTTCTCACGGGCGATTCAAGAGGAATCGCGGAGACAGTGGGCAAAGGTTTAGGAGTGCACGAAATCTCCGCTGAATTGTTGCCTGAACAAAAACTTAAGCGCGTGGAGGATCTGCTCGCCAAGGGAAGAAAAGTCGTGATGGTCGGAGACGGTATTAATGATGCCCCAGCACTGGCACGTGCGACGGTTGGAGTAGCGATGGGATCAGGAACCGCCGTTGCCCGCGAGAGTTCCGATGTTGTTCTGATCGGTTCAGATCTTGGCAAATTGGTGGAAACCATTCGCACCGCACGACGCTGCCACCGCACAATAATGCAAAACTTCACCGGCACGCTTGTGGTTGATACTATCGGCGTAGGCTTAGCTGCCTTCGGATTCCTTAACCCACTTCTGGCTGCGTTCATTCACGTTTCTTCTGAAATGACTTTCATATTGAACTCGGCCAGATTGCTGCCTACAGTTCCTTCTGCCAATAAATTAGTGCGCGGACTTTTCTCGCCAGAGCTGAGCGAAGAAGCAGACTCTCCGCGATTGCATATGATTTTGTAGCTGCGAAAGCCTCCAACTTCAACAGAGTTCAACAGCTTTCAACAATCAGGCCGCAAACGATTCAATAGCAATCACTTAGATTCAACAAGAATCCATAAACTTCAACAAGTGCTGGCGCCTGGTTCGGGACCAAGTGCGTGAGAACTGTAAAAGGCGGATCGGATTTCAGTGCGAAAGGCTGCATTAGCCGAGGCACGCCTGAGCAGGTCACTGTAATTGAAGAATTCGTTCCTGCTGTTGCTTCCAATCGATAGAGATGTTATTCCGAAGGTCCCGTAGCGTCAGGTTGGGTGGATGTTTTCCCGCCAGAATTGCTTCGGTGACCTGTGGTGAGAGCATGGCGAACTTTAAAGCATATTTGACGTCACAGGAAGGCATTCCCGTTTTCATCGCGATCTCTGCAACGTTGCGGACTTCTCCTTTGACAATTTGTTCATACCAGTCTCGAGCTCGTGCCACAGCCTTGACCAGTCCGGGAACCGGAGCTCTGTCAGGGTGTGAGATCATCGGGGTCACGAAATAGAGCTCACCTCTTCTACGATGAGGTTGGAAATCGGTAGTCAGCTTAATCAATTCAGGCTGATTCTTGTGGACAACGGTTCCAAATTCAGACTTCCGACCGAGCAGAGTTTCTACCAGCTTAGTTCGGTCAACTTCGAGCCAGATGGCGGTTTTTCCTACAACAACTCGACTCAAAACTTTCTTCATGAATTCAAGTTGCGCCGAGGTTTCGAGCTTAGGCCAACTCTGAGCGAACTCTGTTGCTCGTTCCGCTGCCACATCTTTGTCTGGACTGCACTTTATCCCGCTGGTGCATTTATCAGTACGCTCGAGTAGGTGTTGGATTTGGGCGGTGACCAACGCTTCAATCTCGTGAGCGGGGAATCTAGTGACCGCGGCCCTATCGCCACTCCGTTTGATTGCAGCTTGAGATGTGTAGTAGCGATACCGTTTTCCATGCTTGACCGCGTGCGTTGGTGTGAGCCGAACTCCTTTCGCGTCGAAAATGATTCCGCTGAGCAGACTGGGCGATGACTGGGATCTCATAGTTCGATGTGCTTGATTGTTTGCTTTGAGACGCGCGGCGACTTTGTCCCATAGTTGCCGCTGTATGATCGCTTGGTGTTGGCCAGGATAAGTCTGCTTGTGATGGACGATCTCACCGATGAACACGCGATTGCTCAGCAAATGATAGAGCGCCCCGCGCGAAAACGACGCGCCTCCGCTCTTTCGTCCAGCGTTGCTGGTGCGGATCTTGCTCAGGATCTGCACACGGTGCAGATAGTCCTTTAACTTTTCAACGCAACCGAGGCGCAAATATTGGCGGAAGATCTTGCGCACGATATGGGCTTCAGGCCGATTAATTACAAGACGACGGTCCACGCAACTATAACCAAGAGGGACGACACCTCCCATCCACATGCCCTTCTTTTTTGAAGCGGCAATTTTGTCCCGAATTCTCTCGCCGGTAACTTCGCGCTCGAACTGGGCAAACGACAACAAGACGTTCAGAGTAAGTCGCCCCATTGAGGTGGTCGTGTTGAACTGCTGTGTTACGGACACAAAGCTGACACCGTGCGAATCGAACACGTCGATAATCCTTGCAAAGTCCGTGAGGGAGCGGGTCAGACGATCAACCTTATATACAACGACCGTGTCGACCTTACGTGCCAGGATGTCGGCTAACAATTGTTTCAGTGCGGGACGCTCCATCGTCCCGCCTGAGAACCCACCGTCGTCGTATCGGTTCTTCAGAGCGCTCCATCCTTCATGCTTCTGGCTGAGGATGTAGGCGCGGCAGGCTTCCTGCTGAGCCTCCAGTGAATTGAAGGACTGCTCCAGTCCTTCTTCGGAAGACTTCCGGGTGTATACGGCGCAGCGAACTTGCTTGTTAGGCATCGCGGCGACCTTGACCGGAATCAGCCTTATTCAGCCCAAAGAAAGCTGGACCAGACCAGCGCGTACCGGTGATCTTGCGGGCTATTTCAGAAAGGCTACGATAGCTGCCTCGGCGGTATTCGTACCCCGATTGAGTCACGATTACTTCGTGGGATTCCCCTCTCCACAGGCGAACCATACGAGTTCCGACTTTGGCTTTAGGTCGAAGAACCAATTCGGCGGACGATTTAGACCGTTCCAAACTTCGGGAGATCCGGCGAAGCTGGGATAGTGTCGAAGGATTGAGTCCTCCGTACGCGTTCTCCTGAATCCTGTAAGCCAGGAATGGAATCATCCTCTCCCTTCGCATCCCATATGGAGCGGCCCGCCGATATAGTCTCTTCCACAATTCGAGCAATTCCCGCCGAGATAAGGCGGGTAACTTCGCGATCTGACTTGAGACGTTTGCCCCCATTTTCTCTCCTGGACATCGACTCATTGACGCTTGGAGGGGGGCGCACAGTCAAGCGAACTCGGTCAGGGGAAGGAGAACGCTGTACATTAATAATAATAATAAGCCGAAAAGCACCCTCCCCCGGAAGTGGTCGCCCGCCGCTGCGAAGTTCAAGAACGATCCTTCATATGAACGGACAATGAATGCACCCCCGTCCGTCATCTGCATCTTTGATGAGTGCAAGATTCTGACTATGATTGGTGGCGCAGGCTCTCCCCGTGATTTGTGCAGGCCTTGTTCAAGAGCGCCAGGGAAGCGGGAGACATGAATAAATGGTGACGAAGAGCATTCCGCGCTGGAATCCGTTCACCACGGAACAGCTTTGCGACATTTGGGAGAAGATCAAAGCCGACCCTGACGCTCGGAGAGCCCTTGATCGGTTAGATAAGGCAGGATTTCATATCTCGCATCTGATGCCGAGAGATGCCACGTTCAAAGAACCCACCTGGGCCGATTACTTCGCGGCCCTCCCGCTGCTTCCCGATAAACCTACTACTCGACGCATACATCGCAAGAGCAGTCTCAAGAAATATTTGCCTCTTGTTGCTCATCTGCGCGAGTTCGCAGGAAACTGGAAGGCTCCTTTCGTAGGCGTAAGAATCTTTTCCGAGAAAGACTACCCGCTTAGCTCTCTCAGCACCCTCCGAGAGGATCTTCTCAAGGCAGCGTCAATGGTCGAACATTTTCTTTCTTGGGACTACTCCGTGCGCCTTCTCAACCCGCGAAAAGCGTTAATAGCAGATCTTCGCTGGACAATTCGCGCCAGAACCGGTAGACCGCGCGATCGCGAGCTCAGTATCTTGATTGATGCCGCATTTCGGGCTGCTGGTCACAAGGAGGGGTGTTACATTGACGCAACAACGCTGGACAGGATCGAACAGCGTGTTAAAGAAGGCCGGGTAAAAGCTCACCAACGAACACGGTCCTTAAATCGCGACTCCATTCCACGTCGCCGATTTTCCACTAGAAATCGCCCACATTCCAAAAAACGCGTTTAATCAGTTGCCGCGTGCCTGAACTACGCTGCCGGTAGATAGATTGGGTTGAACAACTCAAGTCCTGCTGGAGGGAAGTAGCTCATGGCCGCGATTCAAAAGAAACTTCTACGCTCTGTTTCAGATGTGAAGTCGGACAAACTCGAAATTCAGTACGCTGCGTTGGATTCGCTCAAGCCCGATCCTACCAACCCACGCCTGCACAGCAAGAAGCAGATTAAGCAAATCGCGCGCAGCATCCAAACGTTCAGCTTTCTCGTCCCAATCTTAGTCGATCGCAAGGAGTGCGTGATAGCGGGCCACGGCAGGTTGGCCGCAGCCAAGCTCCTCAAACTGGATCGCGTTCCCACAATCCGAATCGAACATCTCTCGGGTGCCCAGATCCGGGCCTACATGATTGCGGACAACCGGCTGACTGACATCTCCGTTTGGGGCAACGACCTGCTCGCCCAACAGTTTAAGATGCTGGCCGAAGTCGAACTTGATTTCAGCCTTGAAGTCACGGGATTTGAGATGGCTGAAATCGACACGATGATCGAGGGCGTCTTGCCGACGCCAGAGGACGAGACCGATCCTGCAGATACCGTGGCCGATCCGGGGGTTCCGGTTACTAAGCCCGGCGATCACTGGGTCCTCGGTCGGAACCGATTGCTCTGCGGGGATGCGCTCAAAGAAGCGAGCTACTCGGAGTTAATGAAAGGTCGCCGCGCGAAGGCAATCTTTGCAGATCCGCCGTACAACGATCCCATCGATGGCTACGTCGCGGGATTTGGCAAGATCCATCCTCGTGAATTTCCCATGGCCTCGGGCGAGATGAACGAGACCCAATTCGCTGAATTTCTTCGTAAGATTTTCCAAAACTTGGGACGCCATAGTGAGGGCGGGTCGCTTCACTTCATATGCCTGGACTGGCGTCACCTCCCGGAGCTACTCACGGCTTCTCGGGGTGTGTACTCAGAATTCAAGAACCTGTGCGTCTGGGTTAAGGAGTGCGGGGGCCAAGGCTCACTGTATCGGAGTCAGCATGAGCTGGTCTTCGTATTCAAGAGCGGTAAGGCGAGACACCGCAATAACATCCAGCTCGGACAATACGGACGATACCGGACTAATGTTTGGCAATATCCCCGGGTTAACTCGCCTGCACGGAATGGCGAGGAACAGTTGTCGGGTCTTCACCCGACAATTAAACCCGCGGCGATGGTCGCAGACGCGATCTTGGATTGTACTGCGCGCAACGACATAGTCCTGGACCCATTTCTGGGCAGTGGAACTACTATCATTGCGGCCGAGCGGACCGGTCGAATCTGTTATGGCTTGGAGCTCGATCCCACCTACGTCGACACCACCATTCGCCGCTGGCAGTCCTTCACGGGGAAGATTGCGGTCCATGAAAAATCCGGACGGCCATTCGCCGAGCTTGAGCGCGAGGCGACCCATGAATGAGGACTCTAAGAATGAGAAGTTCGAAGTCGGCTACGGCAAACCACCCAAGCATGCCCAGTTCAAAAAGGGCCAGTCGGGGAATCCCGACGGACGGCCGAAGGGGACGCTCAATTTGGCCACAGTGTTGGAGCGAACTTTGCGCGAGGAGGTGGTTGTCAACGAGAACGGCCGTCGCAAAGTGATCACGAAGCTCGAAGCGGCGATCACGCAACTGATAAACAAATCTGCATCAGGAGACCTGAAGGCCCTCGCATTACTTACTGGCTTGGTGCGGTCTGCAGAAGAGCGCGCCAGCCAAACTGCAGCACCAAATTCAGACCTCGACGAAGTCGACGAGAAAGTTTTTCTCGGGATCTTGAAGCGTCTGGAATCCACAAATAGAGGAGGACAAGCAGATGTCGATGAACCCAAGTCAGAGTGAGTATCGCGCGCTCTTGCGTCGCGATTTGTATTCGTTCACCGAACGAAGTTTCTATGAACTCAACCCGACAACTGCGTTCTTGCCGAACTGGCACTTGGAAGCGGTCACGTCGGCGCTTGAAGCCTGCCGGCGCGGAGAGATCACCCGCCTCATAATCAATCAGCCGCCTCGCTCACTCAAATCCCTCAGCGCTTCAGTCGCCTTTGTTGCATTCCTCTTGGGTCATGATCCAACGGCGCAAATCATTTGCGCTAGCTATGGCCAAGAACTGGCAAACAAACACGCAATGGATTGTCGTTCGATACTCAGTAGTGCTTGGTATCAAGCGCTCTTCCCTCGCACCCGGTTGTCCCCACAACGTCAGGCCCTGCAAGAGCTCGTGACAACCCAACAGGGGTTTCGGTTGTCGACATCGGTTGGGGGCGTGCTGACAGGCAGAGGGGGCGACTACATCATTGTTGACGATCCGTTAAAACCTGATGAAGCCGTCTCTGACACCCGGCGGAAGTCAGTAAACGATTGGTTTGATCACACCCTATATAGCCGTCTAAACAACAAGCGAGATGGGTGCATCATTCTGATCATGCAGCGGTTACATGAGGACGACCTTGTCGGTCATGTTCTCGGCTTGGAGCCTTGGAAGGTGATACGTTTTCCAGCCATTGCGGAAGAAGACGAGTCGCACGTGATTCAAATGCCCTATGGAACCCGGCGGTTTGAGCGGCGTGCTGGTGAAGCACTCCATCCGGAGCGAGAGCCGCTTGAGGTATTGAATCATCTTCGCGAGGCGCTGGGAGAATACAATTTCAGCGGGCAATATCAGCAAGCTCCGTCTCCTCTTGGAGGGG